TATATGGATAAATATTTAATTAATATTAACAATGAACAAATAATATCCAAAGAAAAATTTAGGAAAATTATATTTATAAATAATGCAATTGAAAATGGGTGGACTGTAAAAAAAAATAATGGTTATTATGTATTTACCAAAGAGCATAATAATATAAAAAAATATAAAAAAAAAAAATATATAGAACAGTTTTTATATGAAAATGTTAATTTACATTCCTAATATAAAAATAGGTATTTTAGCTCAAATAAGTTAAAATCCAAATTTATTATATTTTACTATTATATAATATAAGTTAATATGGGAGGTGGATTAATGCAACTCGTCGCTTATGGTGCACAGGATACATACCTTACTGGTAATCCTCAAATTACATTTTGGAAAGTAACATACCGCAGATATACTAATTTTGCTGTAGAATCAATTGAACAGGGGTTTAATGGACAAGCCGATTTTGGTCGTCGTGTACAATGTACTGTTAGCAGAAGTGGTGATTTAATATATAGAACATATTTACAAATTACTTTACCAAGTATCACTCAACAACATGCCAAACAAGCTCGTTGGTTAGATTTCCCCGGAGAACAAATAATCAATCAAGTAGAAATTGAAATTGGTGGACAAAGAATTGATAGACAATATGGTGATTGGATGCATATCTGGAATCAATTAACTATGTCTACTGAACAACAACGTGGTTATTACAAAATGGTTGGTAATACCATGGATTTAACATATGTTACTCACACCACAGCAGAAGAAGCTGATGCTATTGGTTGTGGTGCTGCTTCTGGTTCTACTGGTGTAAATAAAGTTTGTGCTCCTCGTAAGGAATTACCAGAAACAACCCTTTATGTACCATTACAATTTTGGTATTGTACTAACCCTGGACTTGCATTACCTTTAATCGCTCTTCAATACCATGAAGTTAAAATTTCTGTTGACCTTCGTCCATTAGATGAATGTTTATGGGCTGTAAACACAGACCCAGTAGGTGGTGGTCTTGTTAAAGCAACAACTGCATACAGTGAAACACTAAAAGCTGCTTCCCTTTTCATTGATTATATCTTTCTTGATTCTGATGAACGTAGACGTATTGCTCAAAACCCACATGAATATTTAATCACTCAACTTCAATTTACAGGTGACGAATCTGTTGCTTCTAATGCCTGTAAAATTAAATTGAATTTTAATCATCCCGTAAAAGAACTTATATGGGTTGTTCAAGCTGATGAAAATATCGATTATTGTGGTTCATTTACTGATACCGGTGTTGTCGGTAAAGTAATGGGTGCACAACCATTTAATTACACTGATTCTTTCGATGTTCTTCTTAATGATATGAAAGCATATGGTGATAGAATTGCTGAGGACCATTTTATTGATATTAATGGTTTAATGACAACGCCTTCCATTGATACTCTTAATAAAGTCCATACTCATGATGCAGAAACTAACGCAAATGCAGCTGATGTTCCCGATGTTACTGTCGCTAATACCACAGTAACAGACACCTACACCAATGTAGGTTCTGCCGCTCAATATGTTATGAGTGAAGCCGCCCTTGACATGCATTGTTGGGGTTGTAATCCTGTTGTTACCGCCAAACTTCAACTTAATGGTCAAGATAGATTTTCTGAACGTGAAGGTTCTTATTTTTCATGGGTACAACCATTTCAAGCTCATACAAGATGTCCCGATGAAGGTATCAATGTATATTCATTTGCTATCCGTCCTGAAGAACACCAACCTTCTGGAACATGTAATTTCTCTCGTATTGATAATGCTACACTTCAACTTGTTCTTACTGGTGCTACTGTTGGTGGTACTAAAACAGCCAGAGTACGTATTTATGCTACAAATTACAATGTCCTAAGAATTATGTCAGGTATGGGTGGATTAGCATACAGCAATTAAATAAAAAAAATAAAAATTCATATATTTTATAATAATATATGAATTAATATATATATATATATATGTTATGATATATGTTATTGTATATGTTATAGTATATGTTATGGTATTATGGTATATATTGTAGAGTATAATTATATATAATGTTTATGTTGAATATATATATTCACCATTATCAAAATGTATGTTATTTGTATTAAATAATATATTCATATTAATAATTTCAGGTTTATCGTTATCATATTTAAATAATTTATTTATATTTTCATCACTTCTAAAACGAACTGTATATTGTTTTTGAACACTGTTACGTCCAATTCTCCCTATTGCTTGTATTATTTTTTCTTGACTTAAATCTAAATCCTTGCTTATATATCCGTGACAAAATTGATAATTTGTTCCATATATATAATCACTTGACGCTATTATCAAATATAATTTTTCATTGTTTGCAAGTTGTTTCATAATTTCGGTATATACCTTATTTTTATGGTTTGTAAATACACCAATACCCATCATTAATAATATTTTCAGACAATTATCTACATTTTTAAGTGACATTATTTGGATAATTATTTCTTCATCAATATCACATGTAAACGTATTTGAATTATTATCATCAGGGTTCCATTTATTTAAGTGTGATATTGTATTTGGTATAAATGTATCATTTAAAGATGATGATTTAATCATTTTTTGTAACGTAATTAAATCTTTTTGCATTTGTAAAAGATTTGCATCTGTTTTAGAATCACCATTTTTCTTAAGACTTTTATCCTTTTGATTTTTCGATTTATCACTTCCACTAGTAGACACTTTTTGATTTTCAATTACCTTTTCAGCATCTTCAATCATCTGTTGTTGTTTATATATTTTATCATTAATATGATTATTATAAATAATTTTTTCATTAATGTTATTTATAACTTCAGATGGTATTTTCGATTCTTTAATATAAAGGTTTGCAACTCCCATAACATTATTACTTATAAATATTGTTGGTCCATGTGTCAATGTATTCGCATGTGAAGTTGTTAATTTAATTGGGTCATATTGTCCATCATCTATTGTATTTGATTTAGATTTATTTAATGTATTATACATATGTGTCTTTGTATAAGAATCTAATTTATCCCATTGTTTTTCTGTAAGTTTCAACATAATATCAATATAATATGTTTTTACATTTGTTAAAGTGATATCATTTATTGATTCAAAATATTGACAAAATAATGAATTCGTATTATTTGTATATATACTTGAATCTATATATTTTAGTGTATTACTTAATACATCCATATCAAAATAACGAATTAATGATTTATTTGTATTACAATTAATCATTATATCTTTCATATCTGTATATGAAGTTGCAATCATATGTGGTAAAATAACATATCCTGATTTATTTAATATTGGGACTGATTTACGACAATCACTACTTTCAATATTAATAATTTCTGCATTATCAAATTTACATTTAAAATCTGAAATTGTTTCTGATAAATCTGACAATTTAGGTAATGTAGCGGACGATAAAATCATATTTGGTATTTTATTATTACTCCAGTTATCCTTTATAATATTATGTAAATCATGATTTTTATAATCCATCGATATTGTAGGTTCGTCCCAATATGTTATTATATTATCAACATTATTGAAAGCAATCATATAATACATTGCAATTAAATACGATTTAATATCACAAATCATTATTTCTACTTTACTACCATTACTATTGTCAACTTTACCTATCCCACCACTTTTTTTATGTTTTATATAATCTATTACTGAATAATAATGTAGTCTAATATCTTCCGCACTTGAACATCCATATGCAAATGCAGTTTTTTTCCCCATTGAAATAGCTGATGTTGCCAATGCTAATCCTATATGTCTAGCAGCACAAACAAATATTACACGTTTATACGAAGACAACCCCAATGGTGTTAATGTCTTACCTGTACCAGTTGGTGCAATATATAAAATTAACTTAGGGTTATTATTTAATTTTATATAAGTAAAAATATCCTTTTGATGTTTAAATAATTCCATATCATTATATTTATTTAATACACTATTCTGTTCTATATAATATGTATAATTATTAATAATTGATTTTAAGTCAATAAATGGTTCACATATATCTAAACATTTTTTTGTAAATTGTATAATTATTGGATTAATATGCAATACATTATTTTGAATTAGTTTACTGATTGTTATAAAGTGAAATTGCCAATTTGATTGATATTTACTATTTTTCATTTTTTCATTACTTTTTTGTTTATATTTTATCATTTTTTCAATTATATCTATGATAATATATTCATAAATTGAATCATTTTTAGATATATCCAATACTGCATTTTGGTCTAATCTTATTTTATCCTTTTTCTTAAGTATCTTATCATTATATATATCAATTGTAATAATATTAATTAAATTATATTTAATCATAATTTTATCTATTTTTTTTTTAAAATAAATATAATATAAATAATTATTCATAGATATATCACAATTAATCTTTAAAAATGACGATAATGATAAATGTTTATTATATTTGATGCCAACATTATCAATTCCTTTACATATTAAATTACAAATTTCCTTTTCTGTGTTAGGTATTTCTAATTCTATAGATTTCCATTCAAAACCAGATAATTTTATTTGATTTAAATTCATTTATAATATGTGTTATTGTTATGCTCTTTATATGGTGTTATTATTATAATATATAATATATATGTATTATATAGTCATTTTTATATATAATTATATATAATTTATAAAAATGACTA